CACAAGGTAAGCCATGTCAGTTATTATGACCTACGACAGTTTGGTACTGAACATTCAGCAGTACATGGAGCGTGATGACGCTGACTTTATTGCGCAGATTCCAAATCTGATTGCGTTGGCAGAATCATCTATTGCCGCTGAACTAAAAACCTATTTGCAGTTGATTGTTGTAGAAACCAATATGGCAACCAACCAAACAATTTTGAACAAACCATCTCGTTGGCGCAAAACGGTTTCTATGAAAGTAAACGGCCAGCCTGTTTTGCTTCGTAGCCAAGATTATGTATCACAGTATTTATCGGAATCATCTAACAGCAAACCTTTGTATTACGCTGACTACGATTATAGTAACTGGAATTTTGCACCATCTCCAGACCAAAGCTATCCAGTAGAAATTATTTACTTTGCGGAAATCCAACCTTTGGATGCAAATAATCAACAAAACTTGTGGACTCAAATTGCACCGCAAGCAATGTTATATGGCGCGCTATTACAAGCACAAGGCTATTTGAAAGCCTTGGACAAATTGCCAGTTTGGAAACAATACTACACTGATGCGATTGATGCGCTCAAAAAAGAAGACAACTCTCGTCGTGTGGATCGCAATACGAATGTACAGGAACCCTAATAAATGACAACCCCAGTCTACACATCGCCCTTTACAGGAACTGTTGTTACTCCAACAGATGTATCTTACTATGCACTTTCTTTCAGTTCAAATACCCCCCTATACTGGCCTTCTATTGTTAATCAAGGCATTGGGCAAATTCCTGCTGCTCGTATTATTGATTGCGTTGCCTCTAATGCTAATGCTGCTGTTATTTATTTACCAGAAGCAGATCAGGGTACAGTTGGTGCAGACATACTGTTTCGTAACCTTGGCTCAAATACAGTCACAATTAAAGACTACACTGGCGCAAATTCTGTTTCGTTATCCGGTGGTAATGCTAGATATTTCTATCTTACTAATAACTCTACCGCTGGTGGCGTATGGGGCAGTGTAGCATTTGGTGTTGGTACATCGTTTGCTGATGCTGCTGCTTTAGCTGGTGCTGGATTAACTACTGTTAACGGCCAATTAGCAACAACTCAAAATACTGTTGATATTACTGCAACACCAACTGTTAACGATGCCAGCCGCGCAGCTACATTTGTATGGAATGGTGGCGCGGGTAATATTAACTTACCATCGGTTCAATCATTAAGCACAGGTTGGTATATTGGTTTTAGAAATAATGGAACTGGCTCACTGAGTATCACACCAACATCGCCCGATTTAATTAATGGTAATAGCAACATCGTCGCCAATCCCGGTGATTCAGGGTTTATTTTCTATGATGCAATGTCTGGTGGTTTTGTTACTGTTGGTTGGGTTGCTCCTTCTGCCGTAACATTTAACTCAGCAACTTATGACGTAGATACTATTACCGGTAATACATTTAGCTTAGTTTCTTATGCGCCCATTATTCAAACATACATTGCACAATCTGGCACTCGCACCCAGACTTTAGCTGTAACCTTGCCAGCAATTACCCAGATTTACATTTTGGTTAATAACACTAACCAAACGGGTTACAACATTACATTTAAGTGTCAAGGTAGTAGTCAAACTCCTTTGATTTTATCTGCCGGTAATATTGCTACAGTATTAAGTGATGGTACAAACCTATATGTTTTAACTTCATCTTCTACGGGACTATTTTATGCAGCTAATGGTACAGCGTCTTTACCCGCTTACTCATTTAATAACGATACAGCCACTGGTATGTACTTGGTTGGTACTGGCGTTTTAGGTTTAACTGCAAACGGAAGCGAAATTATTAATATGGACGGTTCTAATGTATTACAACCGGCTGTTAATGTTATTGGTACTTTAAACGCACAATCGATTAGCGGCGGGACGTTCTAAATGGCAGCTGATAATATTCAGCAAGATAACTCGCAATTTACTAGGATTTACACTCTTAGAATTCCGGCGGGTATTAAGCGAGATGGAACTTACTTTGAGACCGACGAATACACCGACGGCGTGTGGTGTCGTTTTCAGCGCGGTGTACCAAAAAAGATGGGCGGCTATCGTTCAATCTTTAGCAGCTTAGTTGGCATCTATCGTGGCATGACATCACAGCCATACGATGGCGTTAACTATATCTTTGCTGGTAACTATAAAGAATTAGATGTATTTACAACCGGCACTACATTTGGTACTGGTAGCGGACCATTTCCTGTTACCATTTTGCCCGGCACAGCTTTTGTTGCTGTGGCTAATAGTAACTCTACTACTTTTACAGTTAGTGGAAATGCAGTAGCTACTTTTCCCCCAACTAGCAAAGTAATATTTCAGCAAACCAGTAACGCTACATCATATACAGTTGCTTCATCAACTTATGCGGCTAACGTAACAACGGTTACTATTTCTACCGGCGCTATTTCTGGTTCGCCCAATACTGTTTATCTTACTAGTAATGCGGTATTTACACCAGATAATGCCAACGGACCATTTTTAAATAACTGGCAATTTGATGCTCAGTTTAGCCCATTAGGCGGTCAACTATCTATCTTTGCACATCCTGCAAAAGATTTAATTAACATAGACAGTAGTGTTACCAGCCAAGTATTAGTTGGTAACATCACACCCGGAACAAATTATTCTTGGTCATTTAGCGGCTTATCAGATAGCTTGGGACAAAACCCAACTTATAAACCAATTAGTGTTGATGGTGGCGTTTGTGTATTATATCCATTTATCTTTGTGTACGGATCACATGGTTTTATTGCCAACAACAACGTCAATGGTTCTTACAATCTACAAAACTTTTATGACTGGAATGGCCCATTAGCTAACCAAGTCAACGTGGGTAGCTCTAAGATTGTTAAAGGTATGCCAATGCGTGGCGGCACCAACTCGCCATCTGGCTTGTTCTGGGCAACTGATAGTTTAATTCGTGTTACTTTTAACCCAGCAGGTTCAGGATCTACAACAGTTCCTTCTACCTATTGGAACTATGATATTGTTTCTAGCCAAATCTCAATCATGTCGTCTAGCGCTGTGGTCGAGATGGACGGTGTTTATTGGTGGATGGGTATTGACCGTTTCTATTGCTACAATGGTCAAGTCACGGTAGTCCCAAATGATAAAAACGTAAATTACCTTTTCGACAACATCAACTACGAACAACGTCAAAAAGTATGGGCAACCAAAGTGCCTCGTTACAATGAGATTTGGTTTTTTTATCCCCGTAGCACAGCTACAGAATGTACTGATGCTATTATTTACAATACCAAAGATAAAATTTGGTATGATGCTGGTCAAGCAGTAGGAGCGCAACGTTCTTGTGGTTATACCACTGAGTTGTTTCCCAACCCTATTTGGATTGATTGGAACTTTAACCCCATATTTGGTTCAGCTCAAATAATTATTCAGCATCCATCAAGCTTACCAGCTCCGGCATCAAATCAACTTTATTTGGCTGGCGATCAAACAGCAACATTTAGCCCCGGTGACAGTTTGACATTTTCTGATGTACCCGGCGCACCAACTTATCAAATTACTTCTAGTCAAAATATTTATAACACTACGGTTAAACCACCGGGTGTGACATTAATTACTTGTTCTACAGTATTTTCGCCTATCCCGCTTACCGGTCAACCAGTGTATTACGTTACTGGCGGGTATAACTTATGGCAACATGAATACGGTCAAAATCAAATTGCATTAAATGGTGAGACTGCAATTTATTCTAGTATTACAACCAGTGATATTAGTTGGATTTCTGGAACACCGGGCGGCGATTCATTGGTAGGTGTAAACCGCCGCATGCACATTCGCCGCATTGAGCCAAACTTCTTGCAATCTGGTGAAATGTCCATGACCATTTTAGGTCGTAAATTTGCTAGTGGTTCTATGCAATTAGATGAGCAAGATTCCGGTCCTTATTTCTTTAATCCAGATACCGGCAAAATTGACTTGCGCGTTGAGCATCGTTTGATTCAATTAAAGTTTGAGTCTAACACTTTAGGCGGTAATTTTGAAATGGGTAAGCTGTTGATTACAGCGGAATATGGCGATGAGCGCCCCTAAACGGCTTTCTGTTGGGCAGTTTTTTCCATGCGTTCCCGACCATATGAGCTGGGAAGATTGGAATGGAAATCTGGCTATTTACTACAGCCAAGAACACATTCTATTTACCCCAGAAGCGGAGTGGAAAAGAGCAGCTCAGCATATGTCCAGCCTAGCAGCTTTTGAGCCGTACCCCGTTCCAAGTCCCGACCTTTTTGAAAATTGGCAGGATTGGGCAAGAGAATTTACCTTAATTATTAATGGTCCAAGTTATTGATTTAGGGCGGAAAACGTGTTATATTTGCATTAGTATATGTAGGTATAATTAACTTGACTCTAGGCCAATATGGAAGAATCCACAAAGGACGTGCAAGACGTTCTGAAAACTGAAGGTTACTTTGCAACACCGGTTTACTATATAGAAAAGCCAGAATTTGTAGCACCCGTATTGGAAGTGTTTGACGAGTATGTTAAACAAACTTGCAAAACAAATGATCTGTATCCGTCTATCATGACGCACAATATGGTGCATGATCCAAGGATGCAAGATGTTGGTAAGTACATTGTTAGTACTGGTTGGAACATATTAAAGACCCAAGGGTACGATATGGATAACAAGGTTACTTTCTTCCACTCAATGTGGGGCCAGCAGCATTATAAATATGGTTCTATGGAAGAACATATTCATAATGACAATGTTCAGATTGTTGGATTTTACTTTTTGGAATGCCCAAAGAATTGTCCTAAACTAATTATGCATGACCCAAGATTGGGTAAGAGACAAATTAGTTTACAAGAAGAAGATACAACCAAAGTAACTGATGCGACTTCTGGGATTGTGTTTGAGCCTAAACCGGGCGCGATGTTTTTTACAAACGCTTGGTTACCACACTCATTAACACGAAATGCGTCTAATGACCCATTTAAGTTTATCCATTTCAATATTAGCGTAAGACCTGCCGAGGTGGCTAATAAGAAAAAAGCAAAAGCGCCGATTGTTGTATGAAAAAGTATCTGATTCGATTTAACAAGAGTCGCGGTACACCGGGACGCGGAACCAAAGATCACGCTTGGCGCGTATTTGAAGGTGATCAAGAATATTTATTTAAGCACTTTCAGCTTCATGTTCCATCGTATAGTGAACA